CAGGGTTGGTCACACGCAATCTAAAATTAATTAGACTGGAGCAAAGTTGGTTGCACTTGTAGTGAACGCGGCGTTGCCTGCGGCACTGTTCAACTGGATGTTTTGACCACCAGAAGCAACTGTAGCACTGGTATTAGCCGTGGTCAACAGCGTTGCGGCTGTGTAAGCATCAGTTGGGTAGATAGCCAAGTTCAAGATAGTCGGGGCTGCTGGGCTAACTTGATACATGGCAACTGTTGCTTTGGTTTGAATCGCTTGCAAAATGTTGTTGATGTAACCGTTAACGTTAGCACTTGTGACCAATGAAGCGTTAGCCACCACTGAGAAAAAGTCTAGTTTTGGTCCTTGAAAGTTGACCGAACCCGTTGCCGCAATGTTGGATGTTCCAACAATTTGCGCATTGCCAGTGTCCATGTGGAATACTGGTTGGGTGGTACCGTTTGTTTTTGTAAATACTGCCATTTTAAAATCTCCTAATAAGTAGGCTCTCGCCCTACTCTTATTTATGAAATTGGCAAAATCTTAGGTGGTTGTGGGGTTGTTTCTTTGGCGGTTTCTGGCGGTGAAATCAAAGCGATTCACAGCCTTACCATAGCCTGCAGGGGTGGCAAACACCCAGCCTTCGTTGCCCGGTACTTGTGCATCCAGTTTGCCCAGCAGGTCCAGTTTCAAATCATGTAGCAGTTCAAACAACACAAAGGCAGCGGCCAGGGCGCCTTCGTTGGAAGTAGGACTACGCAGGTATTCTGTGATGTTGCGGAACTTTTGCGGAGTTTGCGTGGATTTCAAGTAGTCCATAAAGCCCGGTACCAGATCTTTAAAGTCTCCGGTGTAAGCAGGGTATTCAGGATTGATGCGCCGGTTGATATAATCTACTGCCAATTTGGCCAAGTCAGTGATTTTAGCGGCACGTAATTCAGCAGGATTAAACAAGGTGTCAATTGCAGGGCCCATTGTTCGCAATAGACTCTTGATCTTTTTTACGTAGGGATTTTCAATTTCCACGGACTTGGCATATATGGGTTCGATTAACAACAGGCCTGGCACAGGATTGAACTTGACTCTGTTGAGTGGTTGTTTGGCAGCGCCAGCGTCCTCATACATGGTGTGTACTGCCACGCCAACTTCACTATCGGCAATTCTTGTACCCAGGGCACTCTTTAACGGAATACGATATTCCACTGTGTTAGGTTTGAATTCTACATTGCCTGCTACCACAGGAGGTGTCGTGGTATACAACAAGTCGCCCTTGACATAACCACGGAAGTTGGAGGGAGTTGCTGCCTCCAAGTAGGGCCAGATTTTTTCATACACTGGTAAGAGTGTTTGTACACGGTCTGCTTTGTTGCCTTTGGCTTCGGCATTGGCATCACGCTGTGCCATATTGCCAGCAATGGCTCTAGGACTGGTAAACAAACCATTGTAGCCGGTGGCAGTAAAGCCTGCATCATCTGTTAACACAAACTCTCCGGTGTCGGGCTTGCGGCCAAATACCACAGCAGGTTTGCCATCCCATTTGACGCTTGCAGTCTTGGAATTTTCTTTGAAGGCATCCACAATGGCCAGTGCTGTTTTGACACCGGCTGTGCCATTTCTAAATACGTAATCTTCTAGATGCTCGATGCCCTTGGCTTTGCCACCCACAGGTGCGGCAGCAGGGGTAGGCGCGGCTGCCTCTACCAAAGCATACATGCCTTGATTTACAATACGGTCACGCAGGCGTGCCAGGAAATAAACGTCACCGCTTTCTTCCAGTTGTGTGGGCTCCTTGAGTCCTTCTTTGGCTAGATACTCACGGAAGTCTTTGAGTTTGGCATCGCGATCTTTGTCACGGGCCAAGAATGCGTAAATGCTTTCTACATTACCCAGGTCTTCTCTAGTGGCTTTTGATCCTAAGATGGCCTTGGCCACATAGTCTGGATCTTGACTCACAAGTTCATTTGTGGCACGACTGAACATGCCATTGGCACCTATTTTAAGTCCCAGTTGCTTGGCAATTGAACTCATTAGCACCGCACGGTGCATGCCTTTGTAGGCTGATGGAAATGTTTGATTGTAGTAGAATGTGCCCCAATCTAGATTAGGGAAGAACATAAAGTCTGTTTGTACATATCCAAGTTCGGGACGGCCTGTGATAGGAGTACGCAAGTGAACTTCGCCTGATTTCTTGACCCAGGTTCTAGGATCTTGGCCATGACTACGGGCCCAGGCTTCTAGTTTGGCAGCCAATTGTTCTTTGGAAATTTCGTTGGCATCAACTGCTAGATCCATGTCACCTGATGTGGGTGCTTTGCCTGTTGAACCCAACCAACGCTCACGTGGAAATTCTAGACCAGTTAATTGTTCCAGCCATGTTACAGTGCTGGGTACATCTGTTTGATTGATGCGTTGTGTGAGTGGGTTTCCGTCAGCATCTTTAAATACGTTACCACCTTCGAATAAGTTCATTGTACGTCAAATCCTAATGCTCGGAGATATGCTATTGTGTTAGGATCACGACTGGTCACCGGAGGCAATGCTCCTGTAATTTTTTCTATTGCAGACAATTGTGTTGAACTTATTCCAGCCGCTTTTGATATATTTGCTTGTGCTACTTGGGCACTACCAGTTTTGGGTGCGCTTTTAGCGGCAGCGGCAGCCAATTGAGGATTTTGTTGCGCAAGAAGTTGTGACATTGCAGATGTTGCCACGGCTAAATTTTTAATTTCAGTGGCTTGTGTTTGTTGTCTTTGTGCATCCGGTAACGTTTCTGCATTTTTTATGTTCTGCAAGGTTGAAACAATTTTTGCTGGCGCAGGGCCGCCTGATGGATTCATGTATGTGTTTTTTTCGGACCTTAGATTTACAGGAATCACTGTGGTTGCATACCAATCATCAATTAATGCATCAATAGTCTGTTGTGTCATTGGTTGACCAGATTTAGCGGCTACACCTACTTGTGCCGCTCTGCGTTGTTCCCAGTTGCCTTGCAAATTTTTTGCCACTTGATCAAATGCTTTGTTTGTACTTTGGGCTTGCATACGTTTGGCAAAATCACTAGTTGCCAATGCCGCTGTTCCTCCGAGTCCTTGATTGGCACCAGGAGCCACTGTTCTAAGGGCATCTTTCGCGCCGCCAGGCTGTACCATGGCTTTGGCCGCAGACTTGATTCCAGACCAAAGCCCGCTCGGTCCAGCCAGATCAACTTCATTCAGTTGTTTTCGAGTCAATTCATGAATCTGCATGGGTACGTCTCACTGTTCTTTCGAAACGGCCAGCATCTCTAGTGCGAATAGCGTTGAGCAGTTTACGGGTTAGATTTTCTGCTTGCTCTGGCGGAAAAGCGGCGTCAATTTGCTCCAGCAGATTAATAGCACTGGCTATTACGTTGCTGGCACGGCTTTCTATCACTAGATGGCGCTCACGCTCAACATACATTGAGTCTAATTCTTCTAACAAACTTCTGGTGCGTTTTTGCATTTGAGGCAGTGACCTTTGATTTATTTATCGGTTATTGGCGTTAGATAAACCATTGATACAATTAACAATGTATATTACGATTGTTTAATCTGCCCCAGCAGTTGTTTTAATTTAGCACTTTGTACATCTGCAGTGACCTTAGGTGCTTCTAGATCAAAGTCTTCCTTGGGCTTGGCTCGTTCCCAAGGTGGTGTACTAGACTCGCCTTCTTCAGTGATTTTAACTTGACTCTTGGCCTTGATTGAATCCATGATGCTGGGTTTGGCACCGCCACGGAAGTTGTCTTTTTCGTCGCCGCCTTCGTCTGTTATACGCATGGTTTCAATGTTGTACTCCAAATCAATCTTTTGACCAACACCAGTTGAACTCCGTGACTTCATACATTGAATTTGATACTTGCCACGCTCTTTCATTGCTCTGCTAGTAAAGATGCCAAATACATTATCTGCTGTGTTGATCTTGGAAATGCCACCTGAAATGTGCGAGTGATCAAACTCTACTTCTTCAACTGCTGAACGATTCAACTGCGATGCAGTAACCATTAGTACTGCCAACTCTTTGGCCAAGTTGCGGAGTTCTTCACTCACATACTTGTCTTTCACAAACAAGTCGTTGGGTGAGACTTTGGCACTCACAGGCATCAGCAGGTCCAAGTAGTCAATCATCACAAAGTCTACCTTCTTGCCTGTTTGAATCTGATACTCTTTCAAATAAGCACGAATATCATTGATGTTGCTCTGTGCCGGCAAGCCTTTCACTTGATAGTTGCCGGACTTTTTGGCCACAAGTTTTACCTTGAGTTCAGTTGTGTCCATGTCACGTCTAATGTCCTTGGTGCTCATGTTGGTCAACATAGCATCAGTTCGTAAACTTGTGAGTTCTTCACTCAATTCAAGTGTAATGTAAACTCCACTAAGTCCTTGTTGCAACCAGTTCAGGGCAATGTTCATCATCACAAGTGACTTACCCGAACCAGATCCGCCTGCAAAGATATTTAGTTCGCCTCGACTGAACCCACCGTACAACAATCTGTCCAGTTGTGGCCATCCTGTGCTTACTTGTCCGCCCGAGTTAAAGTATTTCTCAATGCGAGCCTTAGGATCAGCAAAGTAATCCGTGCCCATGTCTTTAGTAAGTGATATCTGTACTGCATCTTTGATGAGTTTTTCAACGGGTTCAAATTCGCCTTTCTCCAGCAAGTCTGCTGACTTCAAAATAGCACGTTCAAGTTCTTGACGTCGGGTAAATGCTTCAAACTCACCCATGAACCAGTCAAAGTGGCCTTCGTTCAAGTCCGGCACTGTCGCAAGTTTAATGCCTGTGGTCGCAGAGATCTGTGACCTGTCGGGCATGGTCTTGTGTTTGTCTGTGTGTTCTTTGATGAACTCAGCCGCTGGTCTCAAACTTCGGTCAAAGTTCTGCGGATTGTAAATGTTTTGAACACGCACATAACTTGTGGCGTCTTCCAGCATCATTTCTAGAAATAGTCGTTGGACATCAAGTCCGTATTCTTTTAACAAAGTTTAATCCTTATTGAAAATTGTGTATTTTGTAGAGTTAGTTATAAAAAACTTCAACGAATCATTTATATTGTCGGGCAGATGATCTATTGTCCATAGTCTGTTTCGATCAACGGTGTTGTGATTTTTTTCGTATATAAACAATACCAGAGCAACATCAAAAAAATCTTTAGGTTGCACATGATCAATTATTTGTTGCATATCTTTGTAGTCACAATCATTGCAGGTAGCAAATTGTTGGTCGATATAAGTTTGTGCCCAATCTATTTTTAACTTGTCTGGAGCGAACCCATGCACTGATTCAAACAGGTCAACAAGGTATTGTACATTATACAACAAACCAAAATCAATAGTAAGATCATCTGGGCAATCTTGATCTTGTTTTATTATCTGATAGTGATCGGCAATAATCATAAATGCTTGATCTATCTGTGTTCTAAAATCAGCACCTGAATAATCTGTAAACTCTAAACTTTGTTTTTTAAAATGTATATTCTTAATCAATCCAAAAATATTAGTCTTAGGATATATCTTTCGCACCCATACTTCCTCTTTTACATTGCGTAGTCGGCTCACTGACAGATAATGACTCAGGACTATTTGGTGAGTACCTTGTTCTAATATGTTGCAAATTTTATCCAATACAACAACATCATCAAAAAACACAATTCGACGATCAACACTGGAACTGTTGCCAGCAAAATAGATGTTAGTATTATGTTGTTGCCAATCTATACGAAATTGTGGTTCAAGCAAGTTCTTATTTACAATCAAAAAGTTTGCCAAAAAGTTACCACTTGCCCCAGCATGAAATAAAATTACTTGGTGTTTGTACATGGCAATATTTTCCAAAAGTTATTATCGATTTCTTCAATCTCAAATGTTGTCAGTGGACGCACTAGATCAAGTAGTTTGAACTTGAGATAATTGTGTTGTATCATCTTGGGTTCAAAACTTATTATTGTTGTTGACTGTACCCATGTTTCTAAAAATGCAACAAACTGATCCACGGTAGCGTAACGAAGAAACCACGGATTCTTAAATATTACAGGATTGACTTTAGACACGTATGTTGGGCGCCAGGTCATTACATCAGGTTCTACATGGCATTGAGGCCAATACAATTTGGCGATACAGTCTGATTCTAAGCACACTGTCTTTAATCCAAACTGTTCTAAATACCAACCTGCAAAATCTACAGCAGTGATATCAACGGAATCAATGTTATCAAGGATCCAATGATCAACCGGATCCAATGGATATTCATGGCCATGGCGTGTTTGGCGCCAGGCATGAACTTTTGGTCTACCAACATGAAACAATCGCAGACGTTGGCCTGTTGTTATTCTCCCAGCCCGAGAATACGAATCTATTATCTGCATAATCCGTAACAATCTCTAGGATGTGCGGCAACCATGTGGTTTCCGTCAACATGTTCAAAAGAATGCAATCGTGTAAATTTAGGGTTGCAGTAGTTCATTATTACATCCAGGGAATCAGCAATGCTGTCTGGCAGTGCTATATCAATATCATGCTTGGTTATGGAGTATCGATTAATTCCAACATAGGCAAAGTCCACATTGTGAGTTAACTCCTGTATTCTTTCTACCAACTGATTAGTTGATAATCCAGACGTTCTGCTGCCAAACAAAATTACTCCTTGATAATCAATATTGTCTATAGTAATATGTTGGTCGCAAATTTTGCGGAAGTTTGTTTGATTGCCTTGCCATAACCATTTAGTATTTGAAAATTGCGTAACAAAATCTAACATAACTTTTTCTTGTTCAAGAATAGCATCTTTGCTTGCTGACTTAAATCCGCTGAGTTGTTGATCGCGCCAACGATCAATGTCGACTCTGTAGTTTTTTAACAAGGTGTTTCTTCTTTATCTCTATTTTGATTCGGCTAGTTTCTCTTGCGGCCATAATAGTTAGCAAGGCTCCTAGTCGGCCCAACTTTATCACAGCGTCGTTAACGTCTTTGCACCCTTCTGGCCACTCAGGTATACTCACTGCCCAGCCCAGTTCCACAGCACGATCGATCAGTTCTACACCTGCGACATCTTGATCTGGTACCACAGTTACTTCACGACCAAGACTGCGAATTAATCTTGCTTGGCTATCACTAATAGTATTGTGCATGACCGCAAGTCCGCCAATTGAGAGTGCATCAAAGATGCCTTCGGTCACCAGTACATGTTGCCAATCTGCATGTTGTAGATCTGTACCAAACACATAGCCCGGTTGTGAGTGATTGATGTACCGGGGCTGTTTGTCATCCAAGAATCTAGCAGTCCAGCCTATCACTTTGTTATCATATGTAAACGGAACCAACACAAATGGCCTTGTCCAATGAACCCCATCAGTTTTGATCGATGTCATTATGGGGAAGTCTTCAGGAACACCGCGGCGGCGTATGTAATCCCAGTATAACACATGCTCAGGTGTGACCACTTCACTGAACGGAGGAAAGTCATCTGAATCTTCAAATTCAATAGCACTGAGTGTATTGAATGTCTTTTGTCGATCTTCTAGTATGCCGTGAATGCTACGATGTCGCAGACTTTCAAGATTGAGCATTTCAATCTCGTTGTCTGGCACACCCATCCAGCCTAGTAATCTTCGGGCTTTGAAACTCACTGTACGGCCCAGAACAAAACTGGCTGTGTATGAACAATTGAAGCAGTGATAACTCCAACCCGATTCAGTTGCTTTGATACCACCACGTCCACGTCGGTCTTGGCTGTTGCCATTATGAGTGCAACATACCGCATTAAAACTCAGCCAGCCTTGTGGACTGGGTTTTCGTTTTGCAGGCAAATATTGCAGTATATCAAGCATTGCTACATTGTAGCAGAATCTATGGTAGAAATCAACTTGTTGGCAATCATTTCATGTCCAATTTCGTTGGGGTGGCCACCTGGAAAGATCAGTTCTCGCTTTTGGTTACCTGGATGATCACGAAACCACATGGTGGTCGAAAAGCCAAGCCAGATCTCTGTGGGAAGATTCAATTGGTTATCGGCTGGCATGATGTGAAACTGCATCATGGGAATGCCGCGTCTGGCCGCTATGCCATCAAACGACAGGAGAGTTTGTAAATGATTGAGTCTAGCCAGTTCAGGGCAATTGGTCAGCACTAATTGTTGTTTGACCATGTTGCGAAAATCTTCCGGCACCACACTGGATCCATACTGTACCCAGGTCGAATGTATGAATTTGTTCCAAGGTGGATCATTGGAGTAGTGCGGATGCGCAGGGTTATAAAAACTCAGTCTGTCCGAATCTGTATGCCCTACTAGTACTAGACAATCTTCAGGCTCGGGCTCGTGTTCTAACCACCAAAGAAAAGTCCATATAGAACTCTGCATGGAGCCGCCAGCAATGCCAAAATTTTCCGTAGGAACCTCAAAATGTTTACCTAGTAGTCCCAAGAAGTTGTTAGCATGTCGATAATCATCGTTT